AGTATTATCAATCATTGACAAACTGCCTGAAGCATATATTTCTAAATCATCTCCAGTCCCTAACTTGATCTTTTCACTGTCCTCCATATCAATAGTTGAAGGAGCAATAGTTTGATCAGCTACAAGAGCAACAATTTCAGCCGCTGTTTGATCAGCGCTAGCTGCAGTTTCTATACCGTTTAGTTTCGTATGATCCGCATCTGTAAATTTATTAGAATCTGTTGCGCTTTCTATTGCAGCCGCGAGTTGATCAGCCGTTATAGCCCCAGTATTTCCATTAACAGAAAGAACCGCATCTGTAGGCGTAGCAAGCAGGGTAAAATCTGCCATACTGCCAGCCGTTCCACTATTACGAACGTAAGATTTGTTTTCGTCTGACCTGACAACAACATCACCCTCTTGCGTTGTTAACGCTAAATGAGCCGTTTGATTAGCTGCTGTTTGAACAGTTGTTAAAGCTACTGCGCTTGCTGTTATTACATTTGACGCGCTAATAGAAACGCCTGTACCTGCTGTATATCCTCCAGAGCCGGGGGCATACGACAGCGAAGCCCACGCCGTTGAACCATCCCCAATCTTATATTTTTTAGTATCGCTTTCCCATCCAACTTCTCCAGCTAATAACGTTGGGTTTGCTGTTGTCCATGCCGAGGCGGTATCAATTCGTTGTTGAATTTGTACCTTTACTGTTGTGCTCATACTCCTTTAGCGTTACCACCTTTTAAAAGATATTCTAGGTCAGAACTTGAATGTCCTGCAGCGTCCTTACAAAATAAATAAAACGGCGAGGTCCCATTAGCAAAAAAGGAATCATCAACTGTTTCAGCCGTTGTATTAGCACCCCCACCGCCGCTTAAATTGTAGGTAAGGTCTACCCCTGACAATACGACGACTTCAATTTCTATATCATGGAACACACCTTTTTGGTTTTCATTTGGTGTTGAGGCGTATCGATAAAAACTTGTACTTTGCGTTACGTTTGCACCGCCAAAAACAGTGGTAGGAATTTTAAACTTGCTATGTGTTCCCGCTGCGTCTAAATAGTGCTGCCTTAATTCTGATACTTCTGTTTGTGTTAAATCTAAATATCTAAAAGTTATTGTATGCCCGGTCAAAACATTAGAACGCCTAAAGCGTATAGGCCCACTTGATAACGTTTGAGACTGGCTAACATTCAAGCCGCCCGCGTTATAACTTATCGAGTTTGGATACCTTGAGTCGGGGTAATCGTTCATTTTTTAAATCGTATAAGGTGGCAATAATTCAAGACTGACAGACATATTAATTTGCCCGTTTACTTCTTCTATCTCAGGACTTTCAGAATATCGCCATTTATAACCAGTCGGGAAAGTTAAGTTTGTTGCAACAAGCGTTTCAGTTGCCAAATCAAAAGGCTCGAAAGAACCATGAAATGCATAGTGAGAAACTAAGCTTTGTTGTTGCGCCCTTGTAACAGAGACAAAAGTCATTCTTAAACGATGCCCATAAGAAACGCTTGAATGTCTAACCGCTGTTTGTTCCCCAGATAAATGGCCGAGATTACTAGAGGCCACAGAACCGGGGGTGTAAATTCTGCTACTTGGCGTTAGTGATGGGAAATTAGCTGCCATGATTAAAAACCGGGGTTCCCATGTTGATTAGGGTTAAAACCGTCATCATCTGATCGCCTACCCTCCCAGCTAACACCCGATGTAGCATTAATATCATTAGTAAACTCCCACTTACCTTCTATTGCCCAATAGGACCCAAACGTATTACTACCAGCCCATAAGAAGGGTTGTGTTGCATATAAGCAACCCTGAAAAGCAGCATACCCAGTTGTGGGTACGTCAACATATAAACCACCTAAGCCATAAAGAGTGTATCCACTTCCACCATCTGTCATCCTAACGTTTGCCCTCCAAGGTATAGGGCCGGGTTCGGGCCAGTATTGCTTTGAAGATTCATTGTAATTAGCCCCATAATAATTACCACCAAGGTCTAAAACTCCTGCTGAAATTGTTCCTGCACACTCCCAACCACCTCGGCTAGTTTGCCCCCCTGCAATTGTCAGATAATTATTAAAAGTTCTCCAAGAAGTCGTTATGTTTGTTATCTCAACTTCTGGCTCTACATTTCCGAACTGTGGTTCGCCTTGGTTATTAACAGTACTAAAATGTTTACCCCCCTTAATAAATTTAGTTTTTGTTCCCGTCCACCTCGCGTAAGTGTATGAGCTAATATCTGGCTCAATCGGTCCAACTTCTCCTATAGGTGTTGGTGTTCCATATCCATCATCTGAACCGGGATCAGGACAAGAACTTTCAGCAATAATCCAGTGATCAATATCATCCGTTGTTAATTCCATCGATCCAGTCCCATTACTTGACGCGCTACAACTAATCAAAGTCTTAACGCCCCATGTAGGAGAAGGTGTATTACTATTTACTTTGTTTCTGCGATACCAACAGATACGACCATTGGCACAAGCTCCACCCGTTCCCGTTAATGTATCACCAGGTTTTAATGGGTCGCTATTGGTTCGATCATCAGTAATACCTGTTGCGAAATCAGAATCAAAAGGATCATCAGCATTATCTAAATCTTCCTCAAAGGGGAAGTCCTCATTAAAGCTAGGCATATCCCAACCAGTCCCACCAAGGGAGGGCCAAGTCACACCGTCATCTGCAATATTTGAAGTCCCAGAATTTGTATGACAAGTAACATCTGTTCTTGAGCTTGAAATAACAGTCCCGACCGGGGTAGCTGCTACCACCGCTTGAGCAACAATAGACTTTTTATTTGCATCGACTGGGAAATGTACAAGGTCTAATTCAATCACCCCCGTTGTTGCTTTTTGTATGCGCTCTACTTCATATAAATAATCGTGATAATCCACTGTTCCACTATTCGTTTCACGTCTTAGCTTGACTCTGACAATATCGCCTAATGCAAGGGTGCTATTAAAAGTTGATGGCCTTACAGAAATCCTGAGAGTATGCGTTATATATTTACGCTTCGCTATCATGAACGCCCCAAACTTTACGGCGTGAGATTCTGAGCAACACCATTGCGATAAATCATATTGAATAATAACGGGATTACTTACCCCAGTTTGTTGCACCTCAGATGTCCTAATAATTGGCAGGTCGTTATCATTTTGCTGTTTCCACATCACTAAGGCTTTTGCATCTTGCCGTTCAGTGATCGGGATATATTCAATTTCAAAACTACCGTCTAATATATGGTCTTCAGAAAATCCAAAAACCGGACTAATAGCATTAGTTGAATTAATAGTATGGTCAGCATTAACAGGCAACCGAGGTTTAAAGCATTTTTTTCCATCTTTTTCAGATAAACGAAGTAAAAATTGATTACCTGTTTGAGTGAGAAAATCTTCTAAATTCTGCGATTGAGAAACAACACCATTACATAAAAAATTATTTGTATTTAAGAAGTTTGCCGCCGCTGTCATGGACACGGTGTCGATCATGTCATCTGGTAGCCGCTTCGATTGTTTGATTAAATAAATAGCTAAATCAATAAAATTATTACTACTTCCTAAAGTGCTATCTAATATTCTTGTTACCTTTAAACCATTCTCAACAAAGACATAGACTTGCCTGTCCCATGTTCTATCACCATCGGCAAAAGTGTTTGTATAGCTTAAAGCCGTTAGATCAGTAAATACAGCATCAGTACCCGGATAACTTGGAATATTGTCCCACGTCGTTTTATTTGCAACGTTTGTAATCGTCGTTGCTGGTGTCCAGTTGCTTGCCCTTTGTCCATAGGCTCTTTTCCATGTTCCAACTCTGCAAGCCCATTGATAAAGTTGGTTCTCTTTTATATCTCCTATTTGTCCTTGACTAAGAATTAATTGCAAATTAACGGTTAAAGCGTTTGTAGTTCCATCATTCACGAACCTTCCACTAGTAGCGCCGGGAGCAACAAACACCCCACCAATGTCAGAAGAACCAACAGTGACACGCCGCCCAAAAACGATAGGGACAGGTTCACCAATTTCAATAGCTCTTTGCCTTACATCTAATGATGTATTACCTTTGGCTGCCTCTTCTGTTAATTCATCACCTGTTAAGCCTGATTGATAAGGCAACAATGAAAGAGGATCAGATACTTGTATGTTCATAATCGTATGGGGTTACCTATTAAATCAGTTGTGAATTTGCGCGGTGGGCATGATGCCCCCACGGGTGAAATACTTGATCCAATATTTACGTTTAACGTTTCAAAACTTCCCCCGATACTTGTGATAACTCCTAAGAAATTAACGATCAAAGATTGACCAGAATTAGGCGCAACATTAGATAATCTAGAATCAAATTCATACACCTTCAACTCTACTAAGTGTTGATTATTTAAGGCTTCCGTCAAAGCAGAAATAGCGGCAGTAGTCGCCGGACAAGTTAAAGAAACTGTATTACCTCCGCTTGCACTAGATGACATCAAACCGTCAGCAGTAAACGGGAAATAAGACCAACTTTTAGAGCTTAAAGAAATAGTTGAATTGACATAGTAAGACTGCCAAAGTTGCTTGTCGGTTCCCCCCGTATAAATCCTTAAATACTGCGCTTGTGCTCTATTACTCATTAGCTAATCCCCTGAAAACGACGACCGCCAGCAGTCCTTGAATTAGAAAATACGGATGCAGAGAAACTAGACAAAGCAGCTTGAAGGTCATTAACAGTCACATATTGTTGACCATTAGACATCTGCATTACTGGGCCTGTTTTGATGTTGATGTTGGGGCTACCTCCAGAAACAAAACCACCCTCCGCAAAACGTGGAATAGCTGCCCCGCCTCTCATGCCTGAAAGGTAGTTATTAATAAAGCCGCCCATCTTGTGACTAGGGACAATATATTCAGAGCTTTTACCCTCTCCTACGACTGCTAATTGTGGGCCTTGAACATAGCCACCCTCTGCGTAACCTCTAGCATTTCCTCTGGACGTTGTATTTGAGCTACCCCCGCCGCTTGCGGCTCTTCTACCTCTACCGATAATTTTCATTATATTATTCCACCAACTTCTAATAGCGTTAGTTATTGAATCAATCATCTTTCTAATCTGCGTTGGTATAAATTCAATCGCTGCTTTAAATGGCGCAATAATTATGTCTTTTACTTTTTTCCAACGTTCTGCAAAAGCTTCTATAAAACCCTTGCCTGCTTTAACGATATTTTCAAATAAATTACCAAAACCTTTTCCTATGTTTGTCGCTAGTTGTGCAATCTGTTTACCAAGATCGACGAAAATTTCTCTTAAACCTTTAAATTTAACAAAGGCCGCAATTAAACCAACAACCGCCGCGCCTGCCAAAATAAACGGGGCAGCAGGTCCAGTAAATACAGCCGCGACAATTAAACCAACCGCCTTGATTTTTGCGACGATTCCAGCAAAAACAGCAACAACCGGACCCATCGAGCCAACCCAACCAGAAAGAAGCGCTATAAATTTCATTCCAGCTAATCCAGCCATTGCCCCTTGAATTGCACCAAAGGCAGTGACAACCAAACCTAAAGGAACGACTAAAGCAGCAGCAGCAACAGCAATAGCCCCCACGCCTACAATTAAAGCTTTTATTGGCCCCGGTAATTTATTGAATAAATTCAAGACAAAAGTTAGCGCCTGAGTTAAAGGAGTTATTACAGGTATCAATATGGTTCCTATTGTTGTCGCTAAATCTTCCTGAGCTTGCTTAAACCTTTTAAATGAGTCAGGGGGTGGCGCTTCTAATTCTTTTAACTTATCCATCGCTTTAATAATCACATCCGTTGTAATCATTCCATCAGAAGAAAACTGTTTAAGTTCTCCAACTTGTATGCCTAATGTCTTTGCTACTGCCTGACCTATCGCAGGCAATCTCTCCATAACGCTCCTAAATTCATCACCTTGCAACACTCCAGAACCTAAAGCCTGACTTAATTGCAACATGACACCTTCAGTATCAGCCGTTGAAAGATTCATTCTTAAAGCTGCCTGATTAACACCTTCAAAAGTTTTCTGAATGTTTTCTAAGGAAATACCCATAGGGCGCAATCTTCCAAATAAGTCGGCTACTGCCTTTGCTGATCGCTGTTGACCCATCCCGAATTTTTGCGCCGCTTCACTTGCAAACTGTTGAACTCTTGCTGTTTCGCCGTATTCGTCAGCCAAAGCCGCAATAGTTTTTTGTGTTCTTTGTGCATCAATACCCGCTTTTATAAAACCAACCGCTGCCGCTTGCGCTCCTAATGAAGCAATAACACCCGTTAATGAACTAGACGCTTTTTTTAATCTGTCAAAGGCTCCCGCTGTTTTTTTACTTGAACCTGCAACATTATTCAAACCTTTCTGCAATCCTCTAAGTTCTTCTTCCCCCTTTACGTTTGCCTTAATCGTTAAGGCTGTGGTCATATCAAGAGCCATTTCTATTTACTACGCTCACTTAGTATTTCCACTACTTTAGCCTCTATTAGCTGAACGTCCGACAAAATCTCTAAAGGATTTTCAATTTTTTCAATATCCATAAGCTTAAATAGCACGTTGTAATCAAGACCAAGTAAAACACCTTGATCTAC